TGATCTTCTTGATTGATAGTACCACTCACAATTTTACCAGCACAGGAAGAACATGCACCAGCACGACATGAATAAGGAAGATCAATACCTGCTTCTTCAGCAGCGTCTAGGATATATGTGTCACTAGAACACTCAAATGTATTTTCTACCCCTTGGGGGTCTCTAATCGTTACGTTCATCGGTCACCTTGTTTTCGGTTTTCAGAGAAGTAAGTATCAAAAGCACCATCAGGATAACGCTTTGACAACTTACGGATGTTAGTATTTAACACATCTTCCATACTAATGTCAAGTGCTTGTGTTGCTTGTGCAACATACCACATAATGTCACCCAGTTCAATGATCAGGTGCTCTCTGTTGTCTTCGTTCCAGGGTTTTCCTTGGAAAACCATTTTCTTAATGATCTCAAGAAACTCACCACCTTCAGCATTAATCCCAACGCCACTAGTAAGGAGACGCTCAATATTGGCACCCTCACGATCCAACTCGCCAATACGATCAGCGAAATCAACAAAGTTTGTTGAAGGTTCTGAAGTGACCTGAGAAACAAACTCTTCATACTTATTAAAATTAATCATACGTTCCACTCGGCAAATTTAGATAGTCGGTTTTGTGTTTCAGAGAATTGTTGAAGATCCTCGCCTGGATCTTCATCGTTGATACCTATAGCTGAGGCATCATCAGCAACATCATACAACCTCATTTTGGATCTGTCAATTCCCACCATGAATTTTCGTGAGGTAACGAGGTCTGAGTATCTGTTTTTAAGTTGTTTGACCATGATGCGACCCTGTTGTTCCAACTCCTCAGTAGAGATAAGGGCAAACATAAAATCAGCAGTGGCAGGAAGACCAAAAGACTCAGAAGTATCGGTAAGATCTGGATCACTATTGCCATAACCACTACGAGTGGTCTGAGTAGCACTAATAATAGGGACGTTACATTCCACAGCAAGACCCCGAAGCTCCTCAGCAATCGCTTTGACATACGTGTAACTGTTAACAATCGCACCTTTATACCTCATACTTGCACAGATATTAAGATAATCCACAAAGATAAGATCTGGTTTAAAATCTTTCTTTAATTTAAGATCACTTAGTAGTGCCTTAAAATGACCAGCATGTGCTGATGCAGTTGGATACTCTTTAATGATAAGTTTTCCTCTAGTTTTTCTAGCAATCTCATTAACTTTGCTAGAGAACAAAACTTCTGGTAGTTCTACAATGTCTTTGACAGGAACATTCAGAAGGTTTGCGTCAATTCGCTCAGCAATTTTCTCCTCTGCCATTTCACATGTAATGTAGAGAACGTTGTAGCCCTGTGTGAGCGCGGCACCAGCGACATGGCACATGAATAGAGACTTGCCGACACCTGTACCAGCAAGAGCGACGTTGAGAGTCTTGTTAGAGAAACCACCTTTGGTAATGAAGTTAAACTTCTCCAAATCAAATGGGATCTTTTCTTCTTTCCGATGGTAGAATTCATATCTGTCCGTTGCTTGTTCTATGTAATCGTGTCCGATGTGTTCATCAAACGAAACCGCCAAGGCTTCTTGGAGAATGGTGGGTATCGCATCTCGCGAAATCTTCGTATCGCCTCCGTCCGCAATCTTGATTGATTGCATGAGTGCGAGGTATATAGCTCTGTCTTTGCACCACTTTTCTGTGGCGTCAAGTAACCACTCGTAGTCAACCCATTCGTCGGATAATCCTCGTACCGCCGATAACGAATCTTGAAACGATTCATCAGTAAGGTCACTACGATTTTGGAGATTAATTGAAAGGACTTCTTTAGTAGGAACTTTGTCATACTTAGCAGCGAAGTCAGCGATCTCCTCATAGATAACTTTCTCATGGTAGTTCTCATAATATTCTGCTTTGAGAAATGGAACTACCTTACGATAATATTCCTCATTGTGAATGAGATTCCGTAAGATAGTTTCCTCAATACGTTCAATTGCCATAGGTGAATTCTTGCTTTGCTGCCTCTTCCAGTTTCGCCATTACCTCTTCGGTAAAATACTTCTCAGGATTAGCGAGAATAGATTTAGGATAAACAGAAGATTCACCAACCTTAATACGATTGCCAACCCGCTGGAAGACTCCGTATTGTTCACCCAACTCCAGTAACCCGTAATACTTGTCAAGTCCACGGTCGTCAAAAAATAGACGAGTCTCAATCTTGCTTCCCTCCTTGGTTAGACGTGATTTTTTTGCTTCACACTTAATGATGTTGCCAACCAGTTCCGTACCATCTTTCTCTTTCTTCTTTCCAAGATAGATGATGGTGGATGCAGCATACTTAAGACCTGTACCGCCTCCCATTTCCTTTGCAGGGACATAGGAACCGATCACATCATATGTATGGTTGGTGACGATCATAGGCACCTGTGCTTGTCCTAACTTGAGCGTAAGGACACGAAAGGCACCCTTGATCAATTGAGATTTAGTCATGTCACGAACTTGTTTATCGTTCGCAACATCCTCCATCTCTTTACTAGTAGACAGCATACCAAGACTGTCAAGAACAAACATCATTGGTTCACGTTTGTCCTTAGGTTCTTTCAAATACTTGTCCAGAATCCTACACGCCTGTGTCCTGAACTCCTCAATCGTAGCTACAGGAAACAGAACCATACGTGAACTATCAATACCACGCGACTCAATCATGTCGCGGGAAATGGCGGATTCAGTTTCAAAATAAATGACACCACCTGTAGGATTAGCGTTAAGGAAATTACGAACGACACTAAGAGCAAAAAAAGTCTTCCCAGTGCTGCTCTCTCCTGCAAGAGCGGTGACTTTGTTTGAAGGTAAACCTCCAAACAGCGAACCACTAACCAAGGCGTTAAAGATATAACTGCCAGTATCAACGTAATTAGTAATGTCACCTGCAGCGATTCCTTCGCTGACCAAACCAGCAAATTCATTTCCACTGTCCTTAATTACGGTATCTAAGAATCCCATTGGTTTACTTCATCCTCATAAAAATTGACATAATTATACTGGTCTCGCATTAGCTTAGCAAATCCGAGAGCAGTGTTGTAGTCTTCAAAGCACTTAATGTCCTCTGGACCAATCTGACCCACGACATGATTAGTCCATGTGACTACATAGATTTTCTTGCTCATGAAAAGAAACTAGAAATGGTAATGGTCTTCTCGTGGGTCCAACCAATACATTGTAGCACGTTTTTGAGAGGTTCCAAGAAACTCTTCTCAAATTGTGTCTGATAATCCACATACTTCTCAATACCAAACTCCTTCGGTAACTCACCGAAGAAACTAATTACATTCTCATGCAACGGGTTTGGCGTCTTGAGGTACATGAACTTGATCTTCTCACCTTCTTGAATGAGAGGATGTTTATTCTCTACCTTATGTTTTTTGACATAGTGATTATAGAGTAGAGCACCTCTCACTGCAATGGGTGTTCCTTTCTGGTAAATCTCAGTTGGGTGGCGATACTTTGCCAGGTTGTTACATCCTCTGGGGAAGGCGACTTCCTCGTAAGGTCGCTCTCTCGTTTCTGTTCGGACATCATTGATAAAACTGATAAGCTCATCATTTGTCTTGCCGATAATAATCTTAAACGCTGCATACAATTTGTCCCTAAAATACGCTGGTGTTGATGACCTAGCGGTTTCTAAACCCATGATCTTCATCTTGGGTTCTTTGTATCTAACTCCCTCACTGTCCCAGACATTTAGAATGTAACGTTTCTTTGCAGTCCAGATGCCACGGTCAGCGATGTTCTCTCGCTTCATGCTCATCTTTTGGTCATACGCCGATACATACGTTGCCAATTCTTGATATGAATGTTCAATAAAAGGTTCCAATTTTTCTTGGCAGATCTTGTCAAGTAACGAAACAACTGCTGCTTTGTCGCCAGACTTATTACTAAGAAATTTATTAACAAGAGGTCCAAGGTTAAGATAGATTGAGTCAGTGTCAGATGCAATGACATAATCCTCCTTATCTGTGGAGAGCAGTTTATTTAGGTATCCATTCATACGGTTTTCAATCCAACGGATTGATACCTGACCAGACAGAGTGATAGCTTCTGCATTTGCTAGACGGTAATAACGAAAGTGTTCGTTACCGATAGCACCATAAGCAGAGTTGAGAGAGATCTTTTTTGCCATCTGAATATTATTACAGCGGGCAATCTCTTTCATGAGTTCAACAGTAGGAGTTTTTTCATACTCCTGCTTTGCTTTGATCATCTTCTTCTTGAAGATAACACGACTGTCGTACATTTTCTTCATCATTTGTGGCAGGAACCCATGCTTATCTTTACGATATTGGGCACCATTTGCACACACAGCAAACTCACCATCAATCTCTACTTGTTTAGCAAGTATCTTATCAACGTTAGCTGATGGATGCCTGGTATCCTGGAGGGTTTCTGGTGAGATATTGTATTGCATAATGAGATGAGGGTACAAACTATTGAGATCAAAAGACACCACCCAATCATAGAATCCAGGAGTCGGTTCTTTGACATATGCCCCCGCATACTTTTCTGTCTTGGTTGCTTCCTTCTTTGGCGGGATCGCAATCTTACGCTTCAAAAGTTCGCAGTATATGTAATTATCCCACATGCGAACTTGACTAAACACATCTTCATAATTCACCTTAGCATCATATGCCATAGTGTATGCAAGTTCAATCAGTTTCATCTTGTCATCCAGTTTGTCTACCAAACGAACGTCATGAATGTTGTACTCAATAAACTTCTGCCAGTCGTTCTCATAGAACTCTTTGAACGTATCAAACTCAGAGTGATCTAGTTTCTTCTCACCTAGTTCTACGTTGCAAATATGGTCAAGACGATATGATTCTTGGTTAGTATAAGTAAACTTTTTATACAACTCAAGATAATCTAGACATGAGATACCAAGGGTGTCAATAGCTTGTTGTTTACGACCCTTAATATAAATTTCACGTTGCGATACAAGTCTCCAGGGTGACAAAAGTTTTACAAATTTTTCACCCATCATACGATTGATGCGATTGTGAATGTACGGCATATCAAACAACTGCACATTCCATCCTGTAATCACATCAGGATAATTTTCTTGCCAATAGTCAAGGAATGCGCCCAACATGCTTTCTTCTGATCGGAAATGTAGGTAGTCCACCATGGCGTCTGTGTTATTCCATGCTCGTGCTCCGAACACAGTAATTCTACCAGTGAAACTATCCTTGATGGATATGGCAAGGATTTCTTGATCAGCGGATTCAATGTCAGGAAAACCGTTTTCTGCTGCTGTTTCAATATCAATTGTGAAAACACGGATCTTACTGGAATCAAATTTAAGTTCCTCTTCTGGATGCTGTTCTGCTATGTATTGATATAAGAAACGACTGTTGCCGTAGATGTCAAAGTTTTCTACTTCTTTGTATTGTTTTACAAAGTCACGAGCTTCTGTAATAGAACCAAACTGATGTGGTTCAACACAATCTCCTTCTAGTGTACGCCATTCTGAATAATTTTTTGTAGGCAAATACAGCGTAGGGTTGAAAGGAACCCTGACGCTGTAACGATTGCCATTCTCATAACCACGCACAAGCAGACGGTTGCCTGCTTGCTCAACACTAGTGTAAAACTTCATTCAAGACATTCAATATAACGAGCAAGCAACTGCTTGCTAGGGTTGGTCACGACAATCAGATCAGAAGATCTAACGTTGAACTCACGTTCATCAGCATGTGGTGCCCATGGTTCAATCTGACCTTCACAGTCTACCACATAAGGTTCAACCATCCACACATCAGGGTCACCTGGTAAGGTGTCCCCTTCAGTTGGTTCTACCTGAGCAATGATCCACTCATTCGCTAGCTTGATCAGGTTCGCTTTCAGTTCCACTTAGTGCCTCCTCAGAGAAGAAAATTTGATCATCAGTCAACCCAACTTCACGAAGTCTATTCGCAAAATTATCAACAATATTATTATCAGGATACACAACACTGATAATATGTTCTCCACCAAGACGATGTTCTTCTACTGGAGAGAAAGGACACCAGCGAGAATATTGAATAGGAATAGTCCCATCATCATTCTCTACACCAAGTTCAAGAGTATATGGATACACCATACGGTATCCAACAACTCTATTATTATCATCTTCATTACGAACTTCGCCAAACATGCAAAGAACGCTTTGTCCTGTAGTCAAATTTACAATACGAATATTGTGATTAGTCTTCAGTTGTTGTTGCGTCTGTTCCGTCATTTTCTAGTTCTCGCTTTTCGGTAAGTTTTTGTTGCCAGGCTTTTTCCAGTCCTGGTTCTGGGTTACTGATAGTCATCACACTATCATATGGAATTTTAAATTGCCAGTCGGTAGAATAAGGATTCCACTTACTAAAACGAACTTGATATTCCATACCATGTTGCTCAGTCAAATATTGAGGAGTAGCACCATCAAGATTTAGAATATAGGGGTCTTCCATGAGAAGACAAATACCTTTTTTGGTATCACCCTCTTCATCAAAAATCTCCTTTAACTCAGTAATGATACGATCTCCCGTTTTTAAAGTAACGATAGATACTGCCATAGGTTTTAGAGTTTGATTTTATTATATCACCAAAAAAAGGAGGAGTCAACCTGGATTTTGCCAGGGACTCCTCGCGGCGACGATATGATCTATTTAGAAGTGTTTTTTACGCTTCTGTTTTTCTGGTAATTCTTTCTTTAATGTAATTGAAAGTAGACCATCTTCAAAGTCTACACTTTCTACCTCTACATCATCTGCCATTTGCCAGTTACGTGAAAATGTTCTATATGAAATTCCTTTGTGTGCATAATCTCTTTCTTTATCAGGTGGAGCTTTGCGAGCAGAGACTGTCAAGACATTCCGTTCTGTCTCCACTTCAATATCTCTTCTTGTAAATCCAGCAAGAGCGAGTTCCAATACGGTTCTACCATCAGATCCATTAACGACATTGTATGGAGGATAGTTGTCTCTTGATCCCGCAAGAGCTTCAAGTCTGCTGAATGTTTCATCAAATCCTAATGTGAATGGAGTATATGTTTCCCAATTAAATGTTACCATGTCCTTTAAAAGCGACGTTTACTATAGGACCCCGAAGGCATCCTGGCGTAAGAGTGGGACGGGGAACCGCCCCTCATCCTCTCACAGTAATATTTAACACTGCAATAAAAAAGTGAGAGTCGTAAGAACCCTCACTATCATTACGGTTTACTCGCCTTCTTGTTTTTTACGACCAATATTATATTTGGATTCTAATGTCCATTCACCTTTTTCTTTAAATGAAAGAACTTTAATTTGGTTGAGTGGAGCAAGGTCAGCAATTTTTTCCTGACTTTCTGTAGAGATATTTACAAGTCCCCAATCAACTAGGAGTTGTACAATACGATTACGACGTTGTACATCATTTTGTGAAAGATTTGTTTTCTTACCATCCAGGGCAAACAACTCTTTAAAATGCACAATATAATACTTACCCTGTTTATGTAGGATATGACAGGACTGATAGATCTTTCTCTCTTTACGTGATGCTACACCAATCCTAGTCAGTGTTTCTCTCACCTTGAGAAAATCATCTGGTTCATTCAAGACGACTTCAACCATATCAGTCTGTCGCCATTGGATCTCAATTTCACCGCTCATGTTTACCACCTTTACTCAATGCTTTTTGTATATGATCTAGTTGATCCTTGGTAAGAATCCTGAGCGCCTGCAGAGCTTTATCGTCATTATAACCATAATACTCTTTAACTAATTCAAGATAATCAATAGAATCTTTTCGTGCCCAAGGAGAGAAACGCTTCCTCGGTTTCACACTATTTAGCAAAAAGTCATATTGTAACTTCTTTGGCAAGTTAGGATACTTGTTCATCTCATTGACAAACAAGATAGTATCAGTGAAAGAACTAAGGCACCTATTTACAATGTAAGGAGGATACTTTTTCTCAGCATCAATGTCACCATCAAGGATGTTCTTTTTGGATTGGTTGATGCTGTACAGGTAATCTTTCAGTTGGTATGCCATTGAAGTGTTTGTAAAATGATAGAACGTTTCCAGATATAATAAACAAATTTGTCACGACCAACTGGATCATAATAAGGGTTCTGATAGTAGCAATCTGATCTGCTTCCTTATTATTTTTGCCGTGTTTTTCACCTAGAGCTTTCGCCCATAGTCTCCATAGTTTAGAACTTCGCATTGACACCAACAACAGTAGCACCAGGGTTGCGAGCGAGTGCAACCTTACGGGCATCTTGATAGTCAACAGCGATGACTTCTTCAATAAAGACAGTACCTGCCTTATAGAGTTTTACTTCACACTTCATAGTTCAAAAGGACTAGTTCTTTTCGTTTTGCTTGATCTGTATTATAGGTCCCCACAGAACGCATGGTGTAAGTGTGTGCAAATTCTGCAAGTGTCCACCCATCAAAACGATCCTTCACAAGTTGAGAAGAATTATATGAGATTAGTTGAGGACCAACGAACCGATCACAAATGGTAGCAAAACCATCGTGATCAAAACCTTTATGCATGTTTCCTTTGTTGCCATAAAGATTGTCTTTGATATCATACGGTGGATCAAGATAGGTAAAGACATCTCTTTCGTCAGTCAACAGTTGTTGATAGCGATCACATGTAATCTTCCAATCCTGAATCAATTCAGAATATCCTGGCAGTCTTTTGATTCCACGCATTGAGAAATTGGAATCACTTGCCTGCTTGGAGAAAGAAGAATTTGAAGTGAGACCACTGAAAGAACACTTATTGACAATGTAAAAATTAACAGCTGTTTGTATTGGATCGCGATCTCCAACATCCAAGTTAAGATAGTCCTTGGATTCATCAAAGAGATCCTTGGCAGACATGGGGTTAGGGTGCCTTTGTTTAGCGTACTCAAGTCTTTGCGTAATTTCATCACCATTATCCTGTAAGCATTTCCAGAATGTAGTAAGTGGTTCGTACAGATCATTGACCCAGATGCTCAAACCTGGATGCATTTTAGTAACATGCAATGCTACAGAACCACCACCAAGGAAGGGTTCACGGAACTCTTTAATCTTACTCATGTCAGGAAAAAACTGAGCAAGTTTCACAGTTGCCCTACTCTTACCGCCTGGATAACGGAGAGGAGTCTTCAGGGATTTCATAGTCTGGTTCATTATATTTAAGGTATTCCCAAAAGGTTAACTTTAATTGTTTTACTGTCATGCCACAGTGGGCAGCAGCTTCAGGCAAGTTCATTGTAGCACGAAACAATGCTTCATGCGCTTCCTTTACGTTGTCTGGCGTTGTCTTCACGCAGTTTTTTGTAATGTCTTTCAGG